CGTTTTTAACACCAAGAGCATATTCAATTGCTTTACAAGCAGATCCGTCTGAGTCATCAAAAGCAATAACTTCGTCAACACAACCTAATGCGCGAACAATAGCAGCACGCTCAGACCATGGCATGAACGAACGTCCTTTTTTACGCTCGAGCCAGTCATCAGAATTTATACCTACAATCAAGTAAGCACCTAACGCTTTTGCTGCTTCTAAATAGCGGATATGTCCGCTGTGGATAGGGTCAAAACCCCCGGTGGCTACTACAATTTTCATTGTAGTATTTATTATCTGCGTAGTTAATGATTAATCTTCGCCAAGCCAATGCAGACTATGATCAAGCCATTCAAGAACGAGATCTTGTTGTCTAAGATAACCAAATTTGTTAATACTGTTGCGTGCAGATTCTGGTAATAAATTATCATGTTCTGCTATGTGGTACCAACGTGTAGTACGTGGGTCCATTGGCTCAATTGCTGTTTTATATACTACCGCTTTGATCCAAGGGTCGCCTGGTAACTTCTGCATAAATGCACAATCAAATCCAGATAATGATAGCATATGCAATAAATTAACCGTGGTATAATGATGATAGACATATTCTGGTTGCGTAAAGTCTAAACGATTATATGTAATTTCAGTGGTTGATGGCACAATCAATGCAAGCATTCCGCCTTCACTCATTGCTTTCCACCAGTTCTTTAATGTTTCAATGGGATTAATAGCATATTGAAAACTATTATTACACCATATTACGTCAACGGGCTTGTCAGCTTTTTCCAATTTAAATTTTTCAAAATCTGTTTTGCGGTACGTTGCATTTTTGTGCGGACGTATTGCAGGAACATTAGAAATTAAATCAACGCCTAAGCATTTAATGTTTAGAGGAATTTGATTTCCATCATCGTCCTCAATGGATCGTGTTGCCCACCAAGCAACGTCATCGCCGTTTCCGCAACCCATATCAACTAATGTATCAATACTTTCCATAAAAGTATCATAACTTGCTAACAAGTCTAGTGTTGATTGTCCTGGATTAAACTGAGACATCTTCCATTCCTGCTGTTCTTAATTTAACAATATGGCCCATTTGCCATTGCTTGGTGTCAAGACCTTTCATAATGCCTAACCAACGATTGCGCAATAGTGCTACTTCATTGATTAGCATTTCCATGTCAATTACTTCGCCTTCACCATCGACATACTTTTCTGCGTCACGACTTGTTAATGCTCGTGCATAACCTTCTAAATATTTTTGAAAGTGCTTACGTCTAATTTTACGTAATTCAATATTGAGATAATTTAACACAGCTTCGATTTCTTGAAGCTGATTAAATCTATGCTCTGTAACACCAGGCAATAATTTAATATTTTGTTCTACATTACCACCAATGCGAACTTCTCGCTTTGCTTCCTGCAATTCATCATTGTAATAATCAATGAACGCAGGAAGCTGAGAAAGATCCTGTGTTACTTTATTATACCACATTAGTATTGATCGTTGTCGTCGTCGTAAAAACCAAAATCATCGTCGTCATCTTCATAATTTGAAATGACGTCTTCGTCTGCATATTCTTTTAAACTTTTAATGCAATGTGCATCTTGACATACTTCAGCAATTTCATTTGCACTCATACCATTTTCAATTAAAACGGTTACAAAATCATCTGCTGCTTGCTGGAAGCTACCACTAATATGCGGACGTAGTGCTTCCCAAATTTCCATAGCCAACTCAGGACTCATATTCTTCTTCTGCTCCTTCTGTAACAGCAACGTCGTTATTGATATCTTCGACAATATCATCTGCAACGTTTGCTTCTTCGTTACTTATCTGTTCTTCAGCAAAAACAAAATCTTGCATGAGTCTATCAAGAATTCCGTCGGCATTGGTTTCCCACGCCTTTCGGAACGCAAGTACTTCTTCGCCTGAACTACGTTCTACAAAACGCAAACGGTTACCAGACTTGGTTAGTAACCCTTTCTTTTCTGCTAGATCAACCAGCCCTGAATATGGATTCATACCAGTTTCATACGGAATCTTAACCTGAACTGCTTCAAATGGTTTAGCATAGCGTGTCTTCATTACCTTACATGCAGCACGAATACCTTGTACCTCAGAAGTCTTGTTGCCATCTTCATCTTCTTTGAGCTTCAACTTACGCATTGCTACAACAATAGATGATGCATAGATAAAGCCTTGACCGCCTGAAATCTTGTCGTCTGGATCAAACATATCTTGCGAAGCATATGTGTGATTAGTTGCTACTAAGCCTACGTTATAAGCACCAATCATATTAACAGTATTACGAACAAGTGCTGTTAATGCCTTAGGCTTACGACCTAAGTCGCCCTTCATATCGCCTTTTTCAAACTGATCAACATCTGTAGGTGTTAACAACATGCCTAACGAGTCAATAATAAACAACACCTTAGGACGTTCCTCTTCTGGCATTGACTTATAATCTTTCATAAACATTGAAATAGTCTTAGCAACATCGTCGATCATACTCATGCTAAGTTTTAGTAGTTTATCTTCCGAAGTATCAACGCCTAACGCATGTAGCCACTGTTCATCAAGTGCGTTTTCCGAGTCAATCATTACAACAAAGATACCCTGTTGTTGGGCGTGTTTAGCAATGTTGCCGGATACAAAGTATGATTTACCTGCACCTGATTCGCCTGCAAACACAGTAACCTTACCCATTGGCACGCCCTTGTGGAAATCGCCTGAGATAAGGTAGTTAAGAGCATAATTGCCTGTTGAAATCCAATCTGTTGGATCATTAAATCCAATGCTCAACCCGTCAATAGACTTTGTAATGTCTTTGCGGAATTTACTTACATCAAATGGTTTAGCCATAGTTTATCCTTTACGTTGTTATTAGACATTATAGCACATACTATGCTATATTTTCAAGACATTTTTTATAATTTCCGCTATAAAAATGATCATAATTATATTCAATTGTATCAAATTCCATTTGATACAAATCATTCCAATCTTCAATATCTAATATACTAAATTTTGAAATCATTGTAAATAGCTCAACAATCCTCACAATAGGATTTGCAATTGAATCAAACTTGTAATCAAATATTTTAAAAGGCTTAAATCCAAATACATTCTCTAACTGCGCATGCCAGCCAGGCTGGGCATATGCTAAAAATAATCCTCGATTCGATACACTATACAAGAATTTTTCTGTTATAAATGGATAAAAACTAGTTGCCATTGTTTCGCTAACTATATGTATAAAACTTTCTGTAATTGGAAGTGATAGTACATTAATGTTATGTTTATGGTCAAATCTTGTGTAATCTAACCCGTACATCTGGTTAGCAAACTGATCGCTTACTTTAAAAAACTTATTATAAAATTGTTCAAGTGCATGGACATTTTCATCTACATGTCCATAAATCTCATCCTGGTTAAAGATGAAATTTTTAGTAGAATAATCAATCTTAAACCAATTGAACCTTTCTGTAATCGCTGTCAATAATTTTCTGCTTACGTGTCGGCCGCCATTAAACGTGCAAAGAAAATTTTTGAGATTACGTTCGGGATGTATATTATATTCTTCAAATTCTTTGATATAATTATTTTGTAACCATAAATCTAACGAAAATCTTAGATCTAAATTTGAATATTTTTCTTTAATTTGTTGGTCAAAAATATATTCGCACCATACTGTTCCGGTAAATTCTTCGTTAAGAAATTTAAGAACCCACGATTCAACATTTTGATCAAACGCTCCAATGTGATCAGGTAACGCTATTTCGGTTCCTGTTATTGATTTAACTTTATGTTGTAAATCATCAAATGTTGGACCAATTTGCTGCATCATGTTATTAACGAGAAAAACAATATAGTAGATTGCCGAGAGCAATAAACTCTAAAATAATTAGTAATTCAATCATAACCGTCTCCAAAAAAGAAGGACTCAACACCCGAGAAAGACCTCGGGTGTGAGTATTATACCCTTAAATTATGAGGACTGCCGTGCGCGGATCATAGCAAGGATATCTTGTGCCTTGTCTGCGCCCGCTGCTGGCGCTGCTTCTACCTTAG